TGACGGAGCCGGCGCGCCTGGCGGCGGGAGGATTAGCCGGGGGCGTGCGCGACGCGATGCGCGCAATGGACGTATCGGCGCATGGCTGATACTGGTAAGATCGCATAGTGGAACGGTGCGGGTGAATCTCAATTCGGGGAACCCGTGCAACCCTATACGATCATAGAAGGCGACCGCGTGACGACACCCCAAGACAGCGCGGGACACGCCACCCCCCTGGCGCTGGCCGTACCTCCTGACGGTTCAGACTGTCGTCATGTCAAGCAGTCCGGCGCGTTGGAGGACTTCGGCGCGCCGGACTCAATCGCGTATGCCGATGTGGTGGACTATGTGAAAGTTGGCTACATCTTGAGCTCGGATATGCTGGAGGTGCGCGTATGAGATGGTGGAGCATGATTAACGCAGAAAGCACACCTGGTGTAACACGTGACCTTAGCGGAAACGGCAATGACGCATACGCAACCATATTGCTATCCGAGAAAGTTTTACGCCGCGAGTGGGACACGCCCGAAGAGGACGCGGCTTGGGCTTATCTCGCGGGTGAGCCGGACGGCAACGCGCCGCCAACGGGCGACCTTGCGCCGGGGCAGGAACGGGAGGATGATGTATGAAATGGATAGGGCGGCGCGGTAAGGGCGCAACGCGCTCGGAACTTTTAGCGCAACCACAACGCGAGCGTGAGGTGTGCGGCTTGACGTTTAGCTCTACACTCAATGACTACAACGAGTGGGCTGAACTGTACGGAGATCAAATACCAACGCTAGAAGAGTGGCGCAAAAGTGACCACTAACGCACGCGGCGCGGTTACATGCCCCGCTGAACCAAACCACATAGAGATACTCTTGGGGTTAAGGGCGCAATATTCCCGCTTGCTAGAGTTGGCGCACGTGGATCGTTCGGTTGGATTCAATGGGGTGTTTCCGTTTAACTCATACGTGCGCGGCATCGTGCGCGCTGAGGGGATAGGGCTGTGACTAAGCGCAAGCCACGCTTCACACCACAGAAGCGCAATGCTAACAAGCACACGCCGCGCGGCATGAAACTATTGGAGCAGGAAATGAACGCGGTCGGCTATACCTCCCCGATGGTCGCCGCCGCTGATGGTGAGCTGTTCATTGGTTCGGCGCGCATGGAAGTTGCCGAGCTTGTGTTTCCCGGCGTAGAGTCGGACGTGTACGAATCGTGGGGTGATAAGCCTATCATCATCAAGCGCATGGACATAGCCCACGCAACTGACCCGCGTGCGCAACGGGCCAGTGCGGGCGATAACGAAATCTCACATGAAAACTATGATCCCGACGGCGAAGAAATCGCGCGGATCATGGCAGAGGACGAGGCGACGCTGAAGGGGATATTCAGCGCAGACAGGTTGCGCGAGTTGTTGCCGCAAGCCGAGCCGCCGGAGGACGCGGGCGGGCAGGTGGGTAGGGCTGAGGAACTCCGATAAAAGTGGGGCGTGTTACTTGGAGATTGTTGGAGCGTGGGTGAGCATCGCATCGTATGCGGCGATTGCACGGACGCGGCGGTTGTGGCGCGCGTGATGGCGGGCGAGCGGGCGCAATTACTATGCACCGACCCACCCTATAACGTCTCGTATGTAGGCAAGACGAGTGACACGCTCACAATAGAAAACGACTCGATGAACGCAGACGACTTTGATACATTCCTTAACAGTTTTCTAAGCCGCGCTTATGGAGCAATGGTTAGCGGCGGAGTGTTTTATATATGCGCCCCGTCGGGGCGCATAGAGACGCAGTTTCGTAACGCGATATCTAATCACTTGATCCTTTCGCAGTGTATCGTGTGGGTAAAAGATAGGTTTGTGCTAGGTCATAGCGATTACCACTATAAGCATGAGTCTATACTTTATGGATGGAGTAAGGGTAGCCATAAATTTTACGGGGATGGAACACTTGACACGGTGTGGGAGGTTGACCGCCCGTCCGCGTCAAGGGATCATCCAACTATGAAACCTATCGAGTTATTCGAGCGCATGATAGAAAACTCAAGCCTCACGGGTGAGATAATCCTAGCCCCCTTCGCCGGTTCCGGCACGACCGGAGTAGCCGCGCATCGCTTGGGCCGTCGCGCGCGCATGATTGAGATTTCACCCGCCTACTGCGCCGTAATCCTAGAGCGCATGGCCGCGCTGGGTTTGACGCCGCAACTGTTGGAGCGCGCCGCATGACCGACACGCCGCCTACCGACCGCGAAGCCGCAACGGACGCGAAAGAGCGCAAGGCCGCGCTAATAATGAGACGCCGCGAACTCGTGGCACGCTTACACGCGCGCGGACAAACACAGCGCGAAATTGTTGCGGCGCTGGCCGGGCAAGGCATTGTCAACGAGGACACCAAAAAGCCGTTCGACCTCGCACAGATCAACCGTGACATTAAATTGATTCACGCAGAGCTAATCAAGCGCCTACAGGAGAACGCCGTAGCCCGTCAAGCGCGCGTGTACAATAAGGTGGTCGAAGCGCAACGCATGGCGTGGGCGCAAGAGGACACGCGCGCAGTATTCATCGGGATCAAGGCCGAGGCTGATTTGTTGGGCGTGACCGCCGCCGTTAAAGTGGACGTTACCGCGACATGGAAGGACGCCGCGAAAGCCGACGGCCTGACGCCTGAACAGATCGCGCAAGCCGAGGCGCAAGCCCGCGAGGCGGCACGGGCCATCGTGGCGGCGGTTTCAGGCGAGCGCGGTAAGGGTGACGCGGGCGAGGAAGGCGGGAGCGACTTGTGAGCACGTTTGAGGAAACGCACACGTATACCGCCTGGGTAAGATTTGCGGGCGGCTTTGTATTAGATGTGCCACGTGAATTGTACGCCATGCCGGACGGCCGCTTTCAACCGTTACCCGGATTTAGCGCGTGGGTCGCGCGCAACAGCTATTACCGATACGGTGCCGAGTTACATATTTCCATAGTGCCGCACGTCCTACCTATCAAGGTCACTTACGCGCCGGTGGATGTATGAGCACGCGCACAGTGACCCGCGAGCACTGGCATGATACGCTCATGGCCGAGCAGATGCGCGAGGCGTGGGCCGAGCAGGCGCGGCGCAATCGCCCGCCGGTATGGGCACCACAAGCTGGGCCGCAGGCGCAGGCGTGCGAAAGCATGGCCGACGTTATTGGGTACGGCGGGGCCGCTGGCGGAGGAAAGACGGATTTACTGTTGGGCTTAGCTGGCACCGAACACCACCGCGCCGTGATTTTTCGCCGGGTGTTTCCCTTGCTTGAAGCGATGGAGGCACGAAGCCGCGAAATATTCAACCCCACCAACGACCCGCATATAAAAGACAGCTACAACGAGGCGTTACATCGTTGGAGTTTAGTCGATGGCGCGACGTTGCGATTTACGGCCATGCAATACGAGAAGGACAAGGGCAACTTTCAGGGCCGGCCATATGACTTTTACGGCTTCGATGAAGTCACAGAGTTTACAGAGACGCAGGTACGATTTGTCATCGGCTGGAATCGCACGACGCGACCTAATCAAAGGTGTCGCGTCGTGATGACATTCAACCCGCCAATGGATGATAGCGGATCATGGGTTATAGGGTTCTTCGGGCCGTGGCTAGACGACCAACACCCCAACCCGGCGCAAGATGGCGAGATACGATACTTTGCGATGATAAAGGATAAAGAAGTTGAACGTGAAAACGGAGAACCTTTTTTTATTGATGGAGAAGCTGATCCCATCATACCAAAGTCACGCACGTTTTTTCACGCGAAACTCTCGGATAACCCCATCCTTGAAGCTACCGGCTACGGCGCGACAATTGACGCTATGCCTGAGCCGCTCCGCTCAGCACTCAAGGGTAACTTTAACGCAATGCGGATCCCCAACCCCATGCAACTCATTAAGCCGGAGTGGGTGCGCGCGGCCAATGCCCGCTGGCTTGCCGCGCAAGACAAACCGCACGGCGCACAATCAGCCGTAGGCGGCGACATATCGCGTGGCGGTGCGGATCAAACCACAATCGCTAAACTTTACGGTGATTACTTTGCGCCGCTTCTTAAATATCCCGGTGTGTCCGTGCCCGATGGGCCAACGGCGGCAGGGCTTATCATTGCGGCTATCGAAGGACAACCCGCTATTGCCGTTGACATTATCGGCTATGGCGCTTCCTGTTATGACTTTCTGGTTAAGTCGGGGCACAACGTACAGGGTGTAAACTTTGGCGCAGGGACTGACATCACTGACAAGAGTGGTATACTTCGCATGAAGAATATTCGCGCAGGGGCCTATTGGCTCATACGTGAGGCACTAGACCCGGAGAATGGAAGCACGCTTGCATTACCGCCGGATGCTGAGTTACTCGCAGACCTTTGCGCGCCGGTGTGGAAGCTGGACGTTTCGGGCCGCGTGCAAATCGAGGATAAGGACGAAATCAAGGCGCGGCTAGGGCGCTCGCCGGACTGCGGGGACGCCGTAGTGTTGACCTGGTACGGCGCGTATAATTCCGGGCCGCTGTTTTGGGGCTAAGAGGACACTATGAAAATATTTTCATTCGATGGGAAATCTATTAAGAGTTTTGCGCAGGCCATGAACGACGCCTACTTCGCCACGATGGACGAGGCGGGCGACTACCTCAACGCGACGGTGGTCGCGGGCATGTCGGCATTACGCGCGCTTGTCACTGTCCCCTGGTTGAACAGGGCGGTAGACATTCGCGCGTCTCGTGTGTCATCTATGCCCTACGCGCTCATGCGTGGCGATGATGATGTGACGGACGAGCCGGAATATGCGTCATTCATGTCGGACATGCGCTATTTGTTGTATATGGTGGAGCTGTCGAAGGTATTGTTAGGCGCGGGCTATCTGTACATTGACGCTAACGCAAGCGGGCGCAATGTCACGCTACGCTTTATCCGCAAGCAATTCATTACGCCGCACGTAGTGAACGGCGTGCTCGTGGAATTTTGGTCTAGTCTCATGGACAACAGCGTGCCGCGCACGATCCCACTTGACAGGATGGTGTACTTCTGGAATCCGAACATGACCTCGGACACCGAGCCAGGGCCAGGGCAGGCGCAAGTTGCGCTTGGGCCAGCGTCTGCGCTGTATGCCATTAGCGCATACGTAGCCGCGTTCTTTAACGGTGGCGGCGTCAAGGTGACGCTGTTTGGTATTCCGCCACAAACACCGGACGCTGAACGCGATCGCTTCCAGAGTTGGCTCAATCGCGCCGTGTCGAATGTGCGCAATGCCTTCAAAAATATCGTGGTGCGCAACTCGATTACACCGACCGTCATCGGTTCGGACGTTAAAGAGACACAAGCGCCGGAGCTTACAGCATCGGCGCGACAGGATGTGTCAGTCGGCATAGGTGTTCCACCGCCGATCATTGACGGGCTACACCAAAACAAGGCGACGGCTGACGCGGTGTTGTTGTCGTTCTATACTGATACGATCATTCCTGAGTTTAACCGGCTTGCGGCGGTGCTAAATAAGCAACTGTTGTCACGCTGGGGGTTGAAGTTGGTCGGCAAGCCTGAACTCTTAGAGGTCATGCAAGACGCGCAGTTGGTCAAGGCACAGGCCGTTCAGGTGCTCGTCGGTAAGCCGGTGCTTACACTTGACGAAGGCCGCGCGCTGTTGGGCTATGACCCAATCGAGGAAGAGGACGCCGAAGAACTCGACACGCCCGCTACTACACCCGCGCCACGAGAGGCCGAACCGCCCGAAGAGGAAACCGAAACACCGGAAGAGGAAGCGCCGGACAAAGAGAACGCCGGTGAGCAATTCGACAAACTGATAAAGGCGCTTTCTACATGGCGCACGCGCGCGCTTGCAAGCGTCGGGCAACCCGTCGGCGCGTGGTTCGACGACGAGCTGATAACGTGTAAAACGAAATCCGACGTGCGCGCGGTATTTGAGCGCGCATGGCCGCACAAGGCGCGCGCGCAAGAGCCGAGCGCGAGCGACGTGCTGGCAGAGTTACGCGCGGCACGGCTGGCCGCTGAACGGTTGCGCGCGTGACGACTATTCGGCGCGCGCTAGGTGCTAAGACGCTAGGCGGCGGGCTAGGCGTAGGTGTGGGTACCGCGATCTGGTATAACGCGGGCGGTGCGCCCGACCCTATCGCGGCATACAAACCGAAGGGGGCCGCATCGCTTGCCGCGTCCTATGTGAATCTCGTCAACGCGGGGACGTATGACGCCGCGCCGGGTGTGGCTCCGACGCTGGGCGCGGGTGGGTGGACGTTCAACGGGACGACGCAGTATTTAACAACGGGCATAACACCGAATACTGCCAATTGGTCTGCGCTCGTTCAACTTGCGAACGGCGCAAGCGGCGCAACAGTGAATACACCGTTTGGATCATTCGATGGTAACGGCTTCTTGATTATCCAAAACCCCGCTGATGATGTGACGCACTACTACAATAGCGCACTGCTATTCGTGGTGCCACGTATAACGAGCGGTAATCTCGGATTTGCCGCGCAGACCGCATATCGAAACGGAGTAGCAGAATCCGGCGGCATGGCGTTTACCGCTAACCCAGCGGTCGCGTTGTACATCGGCGCTCTGAATGTGAGCGGTGGGGCAGGGAAATTCTTCTCCGGTGACATTGCCGAATTCGCAATTTGGAATACGACACTAACCGCGCCGCAAGTACTCGCCGTCGCCACAGCAATGTCCGCACTCTAGGAGATCACATGTCAACACTGATATTCTACGCACAGTTTACCACGTCAAAGACCGGCACGAACTCACTAACCGTGACGTGGGACGTGGAACGCATCACGCGCTCGGACGGCGCGCGCTCAGCGCTCGTCACGGGCGGCGCGAATAGCGTTACCATCGGGCGGCGCGGGCTGTATGGCTACGTGCTTACAAGCGCGGATTTGACGCTGTATGATTACATTGCCACCGCGATCACGGCCACTAGCACAGTAGACCAACAAGAGATTCCGGCCATGTGGTCACTGTGGTCATTGGAGTTTGACGAGCAACCAACCAGCGGCATGGGCACGGCGGGAACCATCGGCAAACTGATAGTGGATAACCTTAACTCTGCCGTAGGTAGCGTAGACTCGGACGTGTGGAGTTATACCACGCGCACGCTCACACAATCGGCGGTAGCAATCACGGCGGCGGTTGCGGGTAGCACGCTCACTATTCAGCGCGGCGACACGGTGACGGCGGCTTTCACTGGGCTGGGCGCAATCACGAACTACCTCAAGTTGTGGATCACGATCAAGGAACGAACGAGCGACCCGGACACGGCGGCAATCGCGCTCGTGCTGTTGTCTAACCCCGGCGTAGGCACCGACGGACTGCAATACCTGAACGGCGCGGCGGGTACAGCGGCACAAGGCGCGCTCGTGGTAGATAGTGCGGCGGCGGGCGATGTGACGCTAACCCTAGAGGCGGCGGCAACGACGCAACTTGTGCCACACGCGTCGCTCGTGTACGACATTCAGTGGAAGAGCGCCACGTCAAAGATTTACACGCTAACCAGTGGGACGTGTGTGGTCACTGGCGACGTGTCAAGGGCGGTGTCGTAGGAATGGACGCACGCGCGCGGCTACGCTCGGCAATCCTACAAGCCGTCAAGCTACTGCGGCGTATGCGCGTTGTGGCCGTCAAGGATGCGGCGGAGGAAGTAGACTTTTACGCCGACTTGTTCAGCGACTACACCGATCAGGGGTTGGATGGACGCATGGGCGCGACGGACTTAGCGCGGGCCTTGCGCGAAGTGATCCGCGAGAACGGGCGGCAAATCTATGTCCAGGCCGCTGAGGACTGCGGCGTACCAGAGGAGGAGCTAGACGACGACGATGATACCATCCTTGAGGGGTGGATAGCGTCACAGCTCGATCACGTCGCGGACTACGCCAAAGACGTAATCGATGCGCGCGGGGACGAGGCGGCGACCGAGGGCATACAGGGCCGCGTGTCGGCATGGGTAGAGGCGGCGCGCTCGTTGTCCACAATGGCGTGCATGAACGCGAAGAAAAACGTCATGCTCACATTTGACGGGGACGACGGCGAGGAATCATGCGACGAGTGCCAAGAGTACAAGGGCCAGCGACACCGCGCGTCGTGGTGGTTGGAGCGCGATCTAGTGCGGCGCAACGGCAACGAGAACTACACCTGCGGGCGTTGGGAACCGTGCCAGCACAATTTTTACACAGACGATGGCGAGTTATTCGGGGGGTAGACTATGAGCGTGCAAGTCACAGCGCGCATAACCGGCGATGCGCTTATCATGTCCGGCATACAGCGCGAAAAACTGGCCGTCAACACCATCACGGCTGACATCATGCGGGAGGAAATGGACACCGTTATAGCCGAGACTGGCCAAAACTACCCGGACGAGCTACCCGGTCAGCGCTATCAGCGCACCGGAAAGCGCTACGACGCGACGCATGTCGAATACGGGCGCGGCAATAACCAATACAGCAAGAGCTACACCGTTAAGTCCAACCCGACCTACGGCGGGCGCTCCGCTGATCCGTATGTGTTGGGTGATGCGGAGGGGCGCGGGCAAGCGGCTATCCATGTCGGGCGCTGGGCCGTGCTGTACGAGCGGATGCTTGCGGCGATGGAGCGCATAGCCGTGCGCGCGGAGGAGATCATTATGGGGATGTGGGCGAGGTGAGGGGATGACCGATCAAGAGTTTTTCACCGAACTACGGCGCGGCCTCATAATCATTGTGCGCGCGGTGTGTAAGCGCTACCGGCTATCATGGCGTGAACTCATGCCACACGAGGAACCAGCCGCGACTATCGAAACGCCACCCGCGCCATACACCATGACGGTTACAGCCGTTCGGCTCTACCCTGTTGACAATCCGCAAAACGGTGATACACTTACCGTATAGCGCGGTGCGGTGGTCGAAGAGGTTTAACGCTCACGGGGTCATATCCGTGAATTCGTTGGTTCGAATCCAACCCGCACCGCGCTGTAAATAGCCCGCGCACATGCGCCCGCGTAGTACATCGTAAGCCCGCGATAACTCGCCCGCTTGAGGACTAAACCCCAAGCGGGCTTTTTGTTGCGAGGCTGATTTGAGAGACACAACCAAAGCGGGCAAGCGTCACAGCGACAGCGACCAGCAACACCTGGACGCGGCACTTGAGCACATGGTTAAGGCTGGCGCTATGCACGCGCCCGAAGCCGCGCCGGAAGCCATGGCCGTTCCGGGCTTCGAGAAGTCCGCTGTAGATGCGATTGTATACGGCGGCGAAGTCAAGGCGTTAGGCGGCGGGCGCGTGGGCGGCTACTTGGTACGCTACGGCGATGAAAATAAAACGGACTTAGCGAAGGAATTTTTTACAGCGCAGACGGATTTTGGCGATGCTGTAACCTCTGATACCCATTACCATCATGGTCTAGATGTGAAGCTAGGCAAACGTACACTCGGCAAAGGCAAGTTGAAGCGTGATGACGTTGGCGTGTGGATTGAGGCACAGTTAGAGCTACGCGACGAATACGAGAAGGCCGTATACGGATTAGCGGAGGCCGGAAAACTCGGATGGTCGAGTGGCACGGCGGCGCACCTAATCGAGCGCACGCAAGTCGGCAAGGCCACATGGATTAAGCGTTGGCCGCTCGGACTTGATGCAAGCCTAACCCCCACACCCGCAGAACCACGCAATGATGTTATACCCCTAAAAAGTTTAATCAGCGGTGAAACGCCTGTACAGGCCGTGCCGGACGGCACACCCGCCATGTTAGAAGTTAAAAACACACAAGGAGAATTTACCATGACCCCTGAAGAGCTTGCGAAAATGCAAGCAGACATGGCGGCGATCAAGGCGCAAAACGACGCGCTGAAAGCGCAGACGGACGCGCTTTTAGTTGAGCTTCGCAAACCCGCGCTGAACACCGCGCCGCCACAACCCGTTATCACGGTAGTTGACAACTCGCCACCCTTCCCCGACCTCGGCACGCAGTTGAAGGCCGTCGCTAACGTGACGACCCGCACCGCGACTATCGAACAGGGCAACCGCCTGGACGCTGTGAAAGCGTTGGCAGTGAAGGCCAGCGGCGCGAACGAGCAGATCGGGAGCGAAGGCGGCTTCTTGGTGCAGTCTGATTTTTCGAGCACCATCTATGAGCGCGCTTATGTGACCGGCGAGATTACGCGCCGATGCTCCAAGCAACCCATCGGCGCAGGATTTAGCGGCGTGAAAATTCCCGCCGTTGACGAAACCTCCCGCGCGAACGGTTCGCGCTGGGGCGGCTTGCGCGCGTACTGGGCCAGCGAGGCCGCGACCGCGACCGCGACTAAACCCGCGTGGCGCATCATCTCATTAGAACTCAAGAAGTTGCTAGCCGCGATGTATGCGACCGACGAACTCTTGGAGGACACGAGCGCGCTGACCGGCTACGCCATGCGCGTTGTGCCGCTGGAGATCGCGTTCAAGATCGAAGACGCGATCATCAACGGAACGGGTGGCGGACTACCGCTCGGCATTTTGAACGCGGCGGGAAGCACACTCGTGAGCGTCGCCAAAGAAAGTGGGCAGGCGGCGGCCACTATCGTTTACAACAACGTGCTCAAGATGTGGGCGCGCATGTGGGCCGGCGGCGCTGGGCCAAACATCGCCAACGGTACGGGCGGCTCGCAATCCGCTACCGTGTGGCTGATTAACCAGGACGTGCTACCATCGCTGGCTACTATGCAATTACCAGTCGGCACGGGCGGATCTGCGGTGTTCTTGCCGCCGGGCGGCGCAAGTGGCTCGCCTTACGGCACGCTACTGGGTCGTTCGCTGATTCCGGTTGAGCAGTGCAAGACGCTCGGCACGAAGGGCGATATCATGCTCGTGGACTTGTCGCAATACATCCTCGCGGACAAGGGCGGTATCAAGGCCGCATCTAGCATTCATGTGCAATTCCTCGCGGAAGAAACTACATTCCGCTGGTCGTTCCGCGCGGACGGTCAACCGCTGTGGAACTCGGCATTGGCGCCGTTCAACGGTAGCAACACTCAATCGCCGTTCATTTCGCTGGACACCCGGAGCTAAACATGGCTACTATTACAATGCCTGAACGTTTCAAGTTTGTTGACGCAACCGCCGGGCCGGTGACGACCAACGGCGCGGTGACGGGGCAGTACATCTCGGCTAAGACTGCCAACCGCATCACGCTCTCTTTGCAATTCACGCAGGCCGTAGGGCACGCGACGGCGATCACTCTGAAAGAGGCGACGGCGGTCGCCGGGACTGGCGTGCAAACTGTTGCCAACACGATGGAAGTGTGGAGTAACTTAGCAACCGCCACAGATGATACGCTCGTCAAGCGCGCGGACGCGACCGGGTACACGCTCGGAAGCGGCATCGCCAAAATGATGGTCGTGTTTGACATTGACCCCGCGCGGCTGAGCGATGGCTTCGATTGTGTCGGCTTCTCGATTGCCGACAGCTCGCAGGCTACGAACTTTGTTTCGGGTCAGTGGATCATAGAAACGAAGTATGCACAAGCAACCCCGCCCAGCGCGGTGGTTAACTAGCGCCAACGCATAATAACCCGGCGCGCGTGCCCTAAAAATCACCCGCGCCACATTGCCAACAATGGCCGAAAGGATAACCCAGGAT